AACGTTTTTGTTGTGCTAATCGAGTAGCTTTATATTTTTGAGGATTAGTCTTTTTTAGTTTGTCGTAGTACGTTTTAGTGTCGCTTACCATAGAGTCTGCTCTGTACTAGTTCTGGGTCTACTTTTGGCATTACTGCTGCAAGCTTAGAAAGTGGGTTGCCGTCATATGCAATACCGCTAATGTCGTTAGTTTTAAGCCAATCACAGGCTGCCTTTAAATCTTGGGTAGAAGCTTCGCCACTTTTGACCCGTTTAAGGAACTCTTTAGTGACGAGGTTATGTAATTCGTTAAATTGGGCTTCAGTGGCTTTCTTCATTACCCTATTTTTACTTTGCTGTTTTTCTTTTTCTTTTTAGCTTCCAGTCTATTCTTTCGTTTTAGATTAGAATCAATTCTATTTTTAAGAGCTGGACTAGGGTTTTTGCTGTATTCTCTAGTCATATCTTCTAGAGCTTTTATTACACGAGATAATTCTGATGCCATCTATCCTCCAGGGAATAAGTTATTTTTAATTAGTTCGACTGCTTTATCATCAATGGTGTTATCAGTTGATGCTGCATAGGCTTCTAGTAGTTGTATAACTAATTCCTTTACAGCTGATGAGCTGAGGAACGCCATGAGGACGGGTTTGATAAGTAGGGTCATTTATTTAGATGTTTTTTTAGTGGATTTTTTTGCAGCTTTAGCTTGGTCTGCGTGTTGTTTTTTTATTGCTTCACTTAAAGTGGACATAGTACATTTAGGTTCTTTTTGTTTACTCCAAGGTTTATACCAAGGTTTAGGTGGTGATATACATTTCAAGACTTTTGCTTCTGCCTTTTTCCATGCTGATATTGCAATTACATCGCTGCACATATCGTAGACACGGCTTTTAGGAAGTAGCATGAAGCCTTTCTGTTGTAGTTCAGCACATTTCAAGACTCTGACTAATTCGTAGTCAAGTCTCATTTTGTCTTCCTGCCTTGCGGCAATACTTCTACATCTATTTAGACCTTCACGATCTAAAGGGATCATGAAGTTGATTTGTCCTCCCCAGTTCTCAGCGACTGTATAACTCTGTTGAATCATAGAGTCGTCATAAGGAGTCGTATGGTTTCCCATGTAGAACGGCGAGAAAGTCATTGTCGCACCGTTACATGAGATGTTAGGTCCGTAGTGCTGTCTCGAAGGAGCACCGTTGTTCTGGAATTGTACGGCTTGATTGGTCACATTTCCAGTCGCTGCAGCCACGGGATTACTAACATTTTTATCACCTTCTTCAGCACGTACTGGTGCTATTGAGAGAAGACTGATAAGGAGACCGTAGTAGAAGTAGTATCTATTTCTCTTTCTATCGTTTCTACGGATAACACTTGACTTGCTGCTCTTGAAACTACTTCTAAAGTAAAGGGATCTCCAGCAGTGTGTAAGGTATATACCGAATCTGAATCGTCTAAGCCTCCTGATGAGGCTGATGTATGAGTGATGTTTTCCCCACTCCATTTGTTTAATGCAGACCCATAAGTAGTAATAGTTATATCTTCTACTATTTCTTGAGTCGTTGTTGTTGTACTGTTCATCGAACCCTGGGTGAAGTTTGGGGTTACTAATTCTGCTCTTGCTACCGTGGGTGATGCCAGTAGGAAGAGTACTAGCCATTTCTTCATTCTTCCTTTTTTTTGTTCATTGGACAATCGACAGTTGCTTTACCGTTACCGTTCTTATTACCTGTAGTCAATCCGAATGTTGCAAGTGCTCCAGTGAATACCGACGCTACGAAAGTTATATCTGAGTTACCAGATTTCTTTACCATAGGTATGTCAACGTAATTGAGCGTAATTATTGCTCCAGACCAAACCACTACAGCAAGTCTTACGAAAGTACCAAGGATTTCTATTTGGTGTTCTTTATCTTCAGCAGCATCTTTTAGTTTGCTAAGGATTCCTTTTTTTGTTTCCTCTTTTCTTTCCATTTATTAACTTTAGCTTGTAGTTGTTTTTGAACTTTCTTTTTGATCGGTTCAAATAAAGACTGTGTGACAGTAGTTGTAGCTACTGCCACGACTGCTGTAGTTACCGCTGTTACCACTACCGCTGTTTCAGGTATAGGCATTTTGATATCTATAACAGGTATCTTTAATGTGGGTGGTTCTGGTTGCTCTGTCGTTTGTTCAGGTTCCACTTCCTCTGGAGCTTCCAAATCACTCGGAGGTATTACCATAGGTTTATAGTAAGGTATCCGAGCTGAGGGTGGTTTAAACTCTATTGGTTGTATATCTAACGCTTTAGGAAGAGTAGCTCTCGGTATATTAAGACCAAGGCTTACCAGTTCCATGTGTAGGTGTTTTTTGTATGTTTACACCGTCTTCTACAGCAGTTTCAATAGCCGCTACAGTACCAGCCTTGTCAGCATCTAGCTTTGCCTTTACCCAACCTAATACAGTTGATTCTGTAAGGTCAGCATAAGGTACTAGAGTATCAGGCTTAGGAAGATCTACTTCACCAGTAGCTCTAAATTTGTAGGTACCATCTTCACCATTAACACGGTAGATAACTTTATTTACATACCCATCTGCAAGCTCTCGCTGAAGGGTATTGACTTGCCAAGTTTTTGTTGCCATTTTTAGTTTTTCTTTGAATAAATTGTTTTTGTAAATTGAGTTACCTTAGCTTGATTCTAAGGCGGCGACTTTTGTTTCGAGTGTTTCGATTTTTGTTTTTGCTTCTTTCAATGCAGCAATACATAAAGGTATTAATTCTGTATATCTAACTTGTAAATATTCTGTATCATCTCCTTTTTTTTCTAATAATTCATCTTTTGACTTACTAACTGCCTCTGGAACTACATTTTCTACTGATTGAGCAGATACACCAACTTGAGGTGTTTTATTCGTGTCAGATTTCCAAGTGAATTTAAGTGGTTCAATCTTAGCTATATCAACAAGAGCATTAGTTATATCGCCAGTTTTATCTTTTAGACGCATATCAGATATCGCACTCCAAGAGGTTGCACCATTATCAATACGTACACCTCCACTTATATCTGCATTTGCACTGCTACTTTGTACCTTAATATCGCCTTGAGATGATGAATTTTCCCCAATAAATATAGAAGCTGTTCGACCTCTGCTACTGCCTGAACGGGTGTTTCTTAGTTCAAAATACCTGTCGTTATTTCCAGTTGTATTTTCGTGATGAAATTCACCAGTTCCAGTCGCAGAGCCAAACATTTTCAAACCCGAACCAAATGTATCAAACTTCTTACTGTTGTCGTAATAGAGTTCTACAGGTGAATTTTGATTAAAAATAGCTATTGTTTCATCACCAGCAGCATTTAAAATCCACGTTTTATTTGAAGATATTTTTAACTCTCCAGTACCAGCATCCTTTATGTAGCTATGAGACCCATCATGGTAGATTTGTAGATCATTACTTGCTCCAAGATAAATCTTATAATTATCAGCAGTATTTAAAGCTAAGTTTCCATGAACTGATACACCTTCTGAATTAGTATTAAACTTCTTACTGTTGTCGTAATAGAGTTCTACGCCTGCATTAACACTCGCTACTATCATATTATCCCAACTACCAGGAGCAAAGTTTTTTAAAAACCAAGAACCACCTTGACCAGCAACAATACGCCATAAATCAGGATTATCATCACCCTCATCTGCATACATATCAATTTGGGAGTCACCGCCTTCTGGACCCCAAAGAGTTAT